GTGAAAGTGGTCAGGTTAGAGCTGCCAGTCTAAACTTAGAAGCAAATATAGAACAATTACATTTAAAATCTGCAAAATCTCTGAAGTTTCAAGGCAATAGTTCAGGCACGGCATCTGGCTATGATGCAGGGATTCATATTAAAGGTCAGACAATATTTCTTGATGCTGCCCGTGATGTAAATATTAAAAGTCTTGAAAATATCAATATACACTCTGGTGTGTATTCACAGTTTACCAGTGAAATAATTTCTATAGATTCGACATCATCTACTGATATAAAATCGGAATCAATACGTATAGGCGGCGGTTCTAAAATCAGTTTGAATTCCGATACTGTAGCATTAGATAAAATTGTATACTTAGCTAGTGATGCGGCTGATGATGTGGTCGGTGGTTCAAATGCTGAAATTAAGACTCCAAGCAATACTAATCCATATAACGCTCTACCTTCACAGGAAGTAGTTGCATCTGCGCCGCCTTCAAAAGGCTTTCCTAAATCAACTCCAGTATAATGAGGACTTAACATGGCAGAAATACCTTGCAATGACTTTAAGGAAGAAATTCCATGCGATAATATTAATCTTCCTGATGATATAAATGATTCTTTACCAGATGGTATTTTTGCGGCAAAAGATAAGTATAAAAATTCACCATTATATGATCAAATAAGTAATCTTATTGATGGGTATGAAAAAATAGCAGTTGCTGACTCCCTAGACGGAATTGATAAAGATCTTTTAGCAAAAAACACAATAGCATTAAATAATTATCTAGCAAACCAGAAAAATAAAACTTTTATAATTGCTGTTGAAGATACTACATCACTAGATATTTTACCAATAGAACAACAGGATGACTTTTATGCAGGATTTAAGTCACTTAGCTCTGAAGAAATTACTATAGATTATAATAGCGCATCATTTAATGAAGCATATCCCAATCTTAGTGATAGATTAAATCAACTACCATTTATTACTACTGCTGAACTTATTGGTTTCTACGATTATTCATATATTAATCAAGATCATTTTAGCGCTTATCTTACTGTAGCAAATCCTACTAATTTATTAAAAACTTTGGATTTTTTCTATTCAGCAGATAATATAAGTCAATCTTCAATGGGATCATTCTGTTCATTGGTAACAGGTGTATTTGCAAAATTTGATAAATTGCAAGGTATCTTCAGTGATATAAAAAGTTTCGTAGGCGATTTTACTGACATTGTAAATTCTATACGAGAATTTTCGCTTAGTAAACTTTCAGCTCGGGCTCTATTAGAATCACTTAAGAAAAGAATATTGCGACTTGTTGATAAATTAGTAGAAAGCATAAAAGCCAAACTTGCAAATTTACTAGCTACAATAGGAATCGACGAGGAATTTATATACAATACAAAAGCAATTTCGAAAAAAATTATTGATCTTAAAACAAAAGCTGAAGATTTCTTTTCTGATTTATCAGTGGAAAATATTAAGAAAACTGTTAGTGCTCTTATTTCATATGCCTCAAGCACATTTGAGAATTTAGATCTTGAAGAGGCACAATTTCTTATATTACGATTTTGTAGTTTTATAGGTGAAATGGAGCAATTATTTAATTCGTTCTTAAATCCATTTAAAGATTTACAAAGATCATATGATAGCTCATTGACTGTACTGAGATCAGCAGGTAATCTTGCAACCGCAGGCGCAATAGCAGCAGGCGCGACGCGATTTGATAACAGCCAGATTAATGCAGGTGCTTTTGCAGTAAATAATATTCCAAGTAGTAGATATTCAGGATCTCAAACACCTACAGGAAATGGCAATGCTCGCAGTTTACCCCCAAGACCGCGTAGAGTAGTAAATGTTACTACTCAAGAACTACAAGAAATTGCTTCTACGGGCTTTTCGTATGAAGCTGTTTTAAGCGGCAACTCGTATATACGATATAGGCCAGGGCCTCAAAGTGCGGCGATGGGGTCCGCCGGTTGGAATAATGTGCTTTTAACTGAAAAGGTAATGTTATTGCGGCTTGCAAAAAGATGGGGGTCTACAATCGTCATAAATAGCGCCTGGAGAACATTTGGTGCTGAAAATAGCTGGCATAAATCTGGGCAGGCGTTTGACATATCGCTACCACCCAACAGACATGACACGTTTGCTAGAATGGCAGTAGAGGAAGGCTTTGGCGGGTTTGGATCATATCCTACATTTATACATATCGATTCTAGAAATGATTCTCGAGGGGTAAGAGTTTACTTGCGGGGATCAATAAGATTTTAATAAATATACTAAACAACGGATTGTAAAATGCCAATACCTAAACTAACCCCAGTCAAACGCAGAAAAAGCTTATATTCGGATTTTCACAAAGATCTGACTATAAATCCTATTTCAAATGATTTGGCAGTAAAGCGAGATGAAGAAGCAGTAAAAGAATCATTGAAGAATCTTTTGCTTACTGATCGCGGTGAGCGTTTATTTCAGCCATCACTAGGAAGTGATATAAGAGCTACGCTGTTTGAAAATAATACTCCTATGGTAGTTAAGTTACTAGAGGAAAAGGTTAGAGCAGTTATAAATAATTTCGAGCCTAGAGTAAATATAATTGAGATAATCATTAAAAGTGAATATGATGAAAATAAGATCCAAATAACTATATATTTTAACATTAGAAATGTAAACGCCCCACTTTCTGTAACAGTTTTCCTAGAAAGAACAAGATAATGGCATCTAAACCCATCACAGAATTAGATTTTTTTAGAGTAAAAGATCAACTTAAAACATTCTTGAGAGAACAAGAACAGTTCAAGGACTATGACTTTGATGGTTCTAATATGTCTGTTCTGTTGGATGTACTCTCATACAATACATATCAAAATAATTTTTATGCTAATATGACAATATCGGAAATGTTTCTTGATTCTGCACAGCGTGAAAATTCGGTAATATCACACGCAAAAGAGTTAAACTACCTGCCACGATCTGCTAGATCAGCAAAGGCAATTGTAACGGTTGAATTTTCAGACCCTACAGCTACTAGTTCCTCATTTATACCTAGAAATACAAGATTCATTGCCAACTTCAATGGTGATAGATATACGTTTTTTACTAGACAAAGTTATACAGCTACCATACAAGAAAGTGGTAATTTCAAAGCAGAAAATGTGGAAATTTATGAAGGCGAATTAGTAGAAGAATCGTTCTTTACTAGTGAAAATAATCGTGGGTTAGTGCTTAGTAACTCAGGCGTTGATACTACTAGCATCAGATTATTTGTAGATTTCCAAAGCGCAAATGAAACAGGTACTGAATTTATTTACACAAAAGATATTTTTGGTATTCAGCCAGATTCCAATGTCTTTTACTTACAGAGAGCTCGTGATGGCAAATATGAAGCATTCTTCGGCAATAATAAATTTGGGACACAACCAAATATAAATCAAGAAATACGAGTATTTTATAGAATAACCAATGGTGCTGCCGCAAACGGGGTATCAAGATTTACTTCTTCATTGAGCAATTCTACAGTAACAGTAGTTGCATCAGCAGTAGGCGGTGCCGACAGAGAAACAATAGAAGATATAAAGTTTTTTGCGCCCAAGTCAATCCAGATACAAGAACGAGCTGTTACCAATCGGGACTATGAAGTTTTATTAAAGCAACGGTTCAATGAAATTAAGGATGTTTCTGTGTTCGGTGGTGATGAATTAAATCCGCCGCAATATGGTAAGGTAGCTGTTGTAGTAAATGCCGATGGCGGCATATCCGAAAACGCAAAGTTAATATACACTTCATATCTAAAAGATAAAACACCCATAGGAATACAGCCAATATTCTTCGGTCCAAAATTCTTATATGCAAATTTGTATATAAATGTATTTTATGATAGTGTACAAACTACAAAATCAGTCGCTGAAATTGAGTCCGATGTACGAAATGCTATTAAATCATATACCAGTACAAATTTAAATAAGTTTGGCTCAGTTTTTGAAATTTCAAGGGTAAGCACATTGGTTGATGCATCGGACATTTCGATAAAAAGCAACACAATATCTGCTGTGCCTTATATCTTATATTCACCTACAGTAAATCAAAAAGATAATCCTACATTCAACTTTGGTTCTTCACTTATAAGCCCATGTGGGTACTCAACAGCAAACGGAAGTGAAGTATATGACCGACTAGTTACAAGTTCAAATTTCGTATTTGAAGGTACTGAAGCTATACTAGAGGATAACGGCTTAGGTGTCATAAATATTATCAATGCAAGAGACAGATTAGCAGGCAGCGTACAAGTAATAAAAAGAAATGCTGGCATCGTAGATTACAATACCGGAATAGTTCGATTGGTTGATTTTATTACTGAATCATATACAGGGGTGGGAATACGGATAATTGCAAGCACAGTCGAAAAAAATGTAACCGCGCCTAAAGATCAGGTACTAATAGTAAATGATGCTGATATAAGTATTACCGTAAAGGGAATCACGCAGCAATGACAGATAAATTTTCCAATCTAGCAGACTATGCTTCCCAGCATTCTCACAGCATTTCACCATTTGTGGAAGGTCAATTTCCTAGCATATATAGGAAAGAAGCAAGGGAATTGGTTGATATTGTTAAAGAATATTATGTATTTTTGGAAACAATTGATAATCAATCAATATATAACATTAGAAGAATGTACCAATATAGAGATATTGATACTACTATAGATGGTATGTTGCTTTTCTTTAAGAATAAATTTTTAAATGGCATCTTTTTTGACGCAGACACTCCCTTTATAATAAAACATATATTAAGCTTATATAGAAGAAAAGGTTCAAAAGAAGGAATCGAATTATTCTTTGCCCTTTTCTTTCAAAGCGAAGTAAATATATATTTCCCATCAGACGATATCTTCAAGCCATCAAATTCAGAATGGATCGTAGGTAATTATTTACAGCTATATCCTATATCAAGTCATTCAAAACTTCCGACAATAAAAGGAATAAAGATATTTGGGTCACTAAGTAATGCTGAGGCTTTTGTAGATAATGTGTACTTAATAACTATAAACAATTCTACAATACCTATAATTTTTATTAGTAATGTCAAGGGCAATTTTAAGCGGTTTGATACTATCTATTCTAATCAGCCAGAGTTGATTGTAGGTGAATTATATGGTTCACTCAGAGAAGTAATTCTGGATCAAAATATTGAATTTACCACCGAAAATGAAATAGGCGATCGAGTAGAAATAAAATCTGATTCTGGGATAAATGGGCTAGGTAGAGTAACAAAAGTTACACAAAATCTATCCGGTGAAGTAGAATTTAATATTATCAATGGCGGCTTTGGCTATACAGTTGCCAATACTGACATTATACTTTCAGATCAAACACTTTTCTTAGAAACAAGTGGTGAAGGTTTCTTTATTAACGAAAAAATAAAACAAATAGATAATGCAAATAATGTATTAGAAGCAACAATAATAGGTGTTGATACACGAAATAGCTCAATAGGGATAGTTCTTGATGATATAAATTTTGGATTTGATGAGGGAATTATTGAGACACTTGATAGAACTGAAAACATAACATTTTCAGTATTATTTAGCTCACCAGTTAATCGATCTGCATCTGCCTCAATTGGTACTATAACAGATACTGAAGAAGTAACAATAATAACTGATCTGATTTCTGATTTTCTTGCAGTTCCCTTAGATTCTTCAAATTATTCAATAGTACCTCCGGCGCTTATACCTATGTCAGGTACTTCCGCAACTGGTATTGAACCTAATCTGAGTACAGCATTAAATGTTGCGTTTAATCCTACCACATTTGTATTAGGTTCAATTGAAAGTCTTACTGCAATAAACCCAGGAACTAATTATTTAAGTGATGTCTTTGTTTTAGCTAAAGAAAAACTATTTAGTAGATTCAATTTAAATGATCAAATTCTTAGAATTGTTTCTTCTGTAGGTGTGAATATCTTAGAAGGTGATGTAATTACTCAGGAAAAAATAGTAAAAACATTTGAAGGTGAAGATCTTCAAACTCTAGTAAGAGGTAAAGTAATTGCAGTACAGGGAAATAATATAACAATTCGGCAACTTACATTTCAATCTTTTGTAATATCAAGAGATAGAATTTCACAGGAATTAATCTTGCCAGCATTCAAAGAAGGTCTTTCAATAGTATTAGATATACAAAGTATAACATTTGATAGAAAATCCCTACCGTTGGGTCTTAATACACAAATATCAGGCCCTGTTGGTTTTTCACTAGGTAAAATATCAGCTATTGAAATTTTTGATTCCGGTCTTGGTTATGAGCAGGAAAAACCTGTTACGATATATAATTTATCAAAGGCGGAAAGACTTGGGGTTGATGCTATTTTAGATGCTACGGGCAAAGGTATAGTTGATAGATTGGGAATTACAGAAGGTAAATGGATTACTACTAATTCTAATATAAATACTGAAAAGGTAATGCAGGATAGTTTTTATTACCAAGACTACTCGTATGAAATATCAACTGACATATCACCTACCATATACGAAGAAATATATAAAGAAATATCACACCCAAGTGGAATTAAATTATTCACGAAGTTTAATAAGTCAGATATAATAGATTTTACACCTGATATTTCTTTGACACCGATAAAAAGATTTGCGATACAAGAAACCGCTATTAATGAAGATTCTCAGAATCTATCATCCGAAAATGGATTTTTATATCTAGTTACCCAACTTATAGAGGAATAATATGTCAATAAAGTTTGATTCATTTACGACTGATATTGCCGAAACATATCTATTAAAATCATTACAAGAAGAAGATTTTTGGATTTTTGGATCATTTCCGGGTGAAACCTCAATACCAGTTTCCGAGAACACAGAAAAAACTCAAAGAAAATTTCTTGAAAAAACAATCTTTGGGGTTAGTGTTACTGATTTTGATTTTGCTGCTTTAGCAAATTTAAATATATGGGAAGAAGGAAGAATTTATACTGAATATGATGATGCTAAAAATATAGGGTTAACAATCAATACTCCGTTTTATGTAGTGACACCACCTAATAGTACAGGGGGATCACATCACATATTTAAATGTATAAGTAATAATTACAGCTCTACTTCTACTGAAAAGCCAATATTTGAAGATTCAATAAATCAACTTGACGGTATATATTATCTATCCGATGGCTATGTCTGGAAATATATGATAACAGTACCTTCGTTTGCATTTAGTAAATTTGGGGGTTCTGGTTATATACCTATAATTCGAAATGCTCAGGTGGAAACTATTGCAAATGAAGGTATATATTCGATATTGGTTACAAATAGATCAACAAATTCCGGATATGAAAGATTAACTGGGACTATCACATCGCTTGATTCAAATAATAGAATCATAATACGAATAAATGGCAATATACCTTTTAATAAATCACCAAATATTTATGCTAATCGCACACTTATTGTAAATCCTGGTACATCTTCGCAGGAGATAGATACCCAATTATTTAAAATACTTACGTCCGGTGAACTAAATGGCCAAAATTTTATACAAATAGAAACAACCGCAGCTGAATTAAACTTAGAATCTTTAATTGAAATAGTTCCTACCATAGAAATTATAGGTGATGGATCTGGGGCAAAAGCAATAGCAATCTTTGATGATACAAATACACTAATAACATCAGTGAAAATGATCGATAATGGTATTAACTATCAAAACGCAAATGCTAGGGTCATTGATCCATCTGTAAATTTTGACACTACCAATCCCAATAGATCTGATATTGAATGTATTTTGCGACCTATTATATCACCCAAAGGTGGCCATGGAAGCAACCCGGTAAAAGAGTTTAAGTCTAAGAATATAAGTATTTCTGTAAATATAACAAGTAAAGATTCCTCAAATGTCACAGATACTAATTCATATAGTAAAATTGGACTTGTAAAAAATCCATTATTTGCGGAAGTTATTACTGAAAATACATTTGATAGTAGATTAAAATTACAAACTACTGATGGTGTTTTGGGTCTGTCTGTAGGTGAAACATTATCACAAAGTAATGGTGTTTCTGGTATAATACATGAAATTGATAATGATGTGATATATCTTACAGAATATGACGGTGCCTTTTCAGCTGAATTTGACGAATCATTATTAGTAAGTTCATCTTCGGGCGTTAATTTTAGTATAAATACAATTACAAAAGCGTCATATGTTTCTAAAACTGGTTCGGTTCTATTCATTTCGGATCTAACACCAGTTGATAGATCCGATGAAAAAGTAGAACAAATAAAATTAATAATAGATTTCTAAGGGTATAGATTACTAAATGTCAATTAAAACAAATCTAAATATTGCTCCTTATTTTGACGACTATGATATTTCCAACAAATATTATAGAGTACTATTCAAACCTGGATTTGCAGTACAAGCAAGAGAATTAAATCAACTGCAAACTACTTTGCAGAATCAGATTGAACAATTTGGTGAAAACATATATAAAGAAGGTTCAATTATAAAGGGCTCTACCTTTACTGAACTTAGGAATCTAAAATATGTAAAAGTTGTAGATCGCATTGTACCTGTGAGTGGGTCAACATTCAACACGCCAAGTGCGTTTGAAGAACGCACTGAGACAGCTGATGATATTACTAACGAGTACTATTATGAAATTGAAGATGATCAAGGACTTAACGCGCTTATAATAAGAGGCGCTAATGGATTTCAATCTAGAGCACCTGATTTAAATACATTTTTTATTGTATATCTTAATACTAGTAATACTGGCAAAAAAGAATATGATCCTAGCGATACACTAAATATTAGAGAATACATACTAAGAACTGATGAGACTGGTACTGAGACAATAATTGACAATGGTATTGTTGCAACAACCTCAGTAGCAAGTTTCTCAGATCCCGTCGGCGATTCATTTGGCTTAAATGCATCTGAAGGTATTATCTTTCAGAGAGGACATTTCTTGTTTGTAGACGACCAGACAATTGTTGTTGAAAAATATATAGTACAAACAGAGGAAGATACTGAAATTAAGCCAAACGGAACTTCAGTTGGCTATGCAGTTGATGAAAGTATTGTAACATCACAACAAAATTCTGATCTATTAGATAATGC